ATCCTTGATGTGTTTAGCACCGAGTTTAGATATCAACTTCAGAGGATCATAATACACAATGCAGCCTCTATCATGATGTATGACGTACCTTCCACAGAAGTACCCATATGTTTTTCTGTACAGTTTTGCTTCGAAGTTCCACATCAAATTCGCACATTGCTGCACGTCTGGAAGTTCACAACCCTTCGGGAAATATAGCAAGCTATCATCTCCGCAAAACGCACCTTTGATTGCCTTATCCATGGGTAACATTGAGGCCAAACAGGCGGCAATTATCACAGTGTTTCCAATAAATGTAGTCACGTCGCCACTTTTCCTTTGGTACCACAAGCAAGTTTTAATACCTGCGGTGTAATCTTTTAAAGTGGTCTTCCTGTGACCCTGCTTCCACACTTCCGCCAGAAAATCTTCAAAACCTAGCCTTCTCCAGATTTCATACTCTACAGCACAGTGGAACTCATTTTGAGACTTATCATACTTTGAAATATCTAACTCCAGTATATCCATTGGAACATGACTGTCGAGGTCTGAAAAGAACTCTTCAATCTGCTCCGGAGTTTTTCTTGTGAAGAAGAGAAATCTACTTGAGTCCACACTCTCTAACAATTGTCTTGTCAGCTCACTGAACAAAGGCCCGAAGATTGCGTTGATCTTTTTTGAGTGATACACAATCGTTTGCAGCGCCGGATACTCTGTCTGAATAGACAAATCCAACTTCTGCTTGGGCTGTGCCTTAATCATGTGCCTATACTGATCAACGGCAGGTAGGTCGACAAAGTCAAAATCAGTCAATTGACCGATCGTGACCTGCTCTTGTTTCGCTAACCATCTATTGAGAGACTCCCTACAAAACATAGAAACATTTTTATTTGGTTTTCTTTTTTCTTTTAACATATAGCTACTAAAAAACCTGTCAACTACAAATGATGCAGTATTCTCTATGTCCACAATCCCAGACAGTTCAGGGGAATTAAAATTCCTCTTGATCATAGCCACTAAGTTTTCCAATAGTCCAGTCTGGCGAGGCATTTCTGCCGCCGTTCGTACCACTGGTATCAAGTGACTTTTTTCCCCCCTTCTTGGCATGATACAAGACTTAGACATATCTAAAGTGCAGTCTTTGACATTCAGTGAAATGTCAGTCAACCTCATGGTAACAGCGTCAAAGTCGTTAAACAATGAACTATTCCCTGGGAGACACTTATCATAGTAAAACTGCAAATCGGATATGTCACCAGTCTTCGGTGCTGCCACAAACAGATTGGTACCAGAAAAAACTGCATCTACCTGTAATTGCTATTGAGTACTAGCGTTAACTTTGTACATATCTAACAGAAAAGTACTAACTTGCTCTAAATCACGCACTATGCTAACTAAAGGATCCATAACTACTGTGTAGTATTTAAAAGACCTTGTATGTCTAGACAAAGCTACAAGCACATGCGGACTCTCACGCGAAATTATAGAAACCGGCGTAGGCGTTAACCTGACCAGCGACACATCCGCGTAAGTTTCTCCTTGCACCTCGTGCACAGTATGAACATCTTTGTAACCTCTTGACAATAAAGCATCCTTGTCAAACTGAGTAAAAGTGAGAATCTTACCCTCCATTGGTTTCGAAATTGGATTAATGGCGCCAGCGCCTTTAACCATTTCCTGACTTACCGAACGCTTCTCACTTGACGTGCACATTACATGTCCGTCGTACCTCTGATTCAAGAAGAAAGTAACATCAGCAGGACAACGCAGCGTAACACGCCTTGTTTCCACCTCGTCTACTTCCAACTTAGAAAAATGTTCCGGGTACGGAAAACCAGTAACTCTGTTGATGTATGGAATTTGTTGTGTGTCTCCATAGACATATGCAATATCGCACAAAGACATAGACACAAGAAAATTCACACAGCCAGTGTGCAGCATTAGACCCTCATCTATGAATAGCCTCTTGAACTGGACCCTACCGCTCTTTCCGTAATTCATTATAAATGAATCTACGGTCTTCACGTTGTCCTTAGTAGCGACTATCACTCCTGTTGAGTTTGCTCTCCTCCTGATCATCTCAGCGGCCTGCCTGCCGGGAACTAGCACCAGATCCTCTTCGAAGTTGACCTTTGATAAGATCTCCTTAGTCTTTCCACATCCAGGTACTCCGTCCACCAGCACAACCTTAGCCGAACTAACGTGCGGTTCTCCATCCCGTAGTATACTCCTCAATGTTTTGAGTTTTGCCATATCAGAGTAAACCACACTCTCAGCGCTCACCGCTACTCTTCTCCAACTCTCAGCACAGATGATCTCACCACCGTTGTACTCTAGAAGTGCAACATGGTATTTCCTCTCATGAGTCTCTACAACACCCCATGCATGGTTCTTGGCGGATGGTCTTATAAGCCACTTCTTCAAGTTCACATCAAAGACCCCAAACTTTTGACAGGTTTCAAGGTCGATGGCCGC